TACCGTCTTCAAACTCAAAACCAACAGCAGTTTTTAAACCAATCAACGGGTCATGGTATAAACCAATATAAGTTTTTTCGTCACCATATAACTCTCTAGCCTCTTCAATGTTAGGACGTTCAGAGCCTTCCATATGACCGTAAACACACCAAACAACATTTTCATCTAAATAACAACCTGTATGTTTATAAAAAATAAGTTCTGGATTTTGCATACTTTCAAAAATGGGTGATAAAGTATCCATTCTATCTAAGTTGTTAACCAAAAAATCATGATTACCCAAAATAACAATTGTTTTTGCTATTTTTGTACATTCATTAAAAAATGAAGTTACCATACTAATTAATTCAGGTGTCACAGTATTTTTAGAATGCACAATATCACCAACAACAACAATACGGTCAGGTTGTTGTTCTCGACACTCTTTAAAAAATTTTTGAAATTGTTCTTTATACTCTTCGTGTCTCTTAAATAAACGAATATGGATATCAGCTGTATGAATTATTTTTTGAATTTTATTCATAATTTTTGTATATTTATCTAATAATAAGATTTTCTAATTTAATAGTAAATAACCAAAAATGTACGAAGAAGATTACAGTTGGATTCAATTACCAAGTAAAATAGAATTTGTCCCAAATAAAAAATACCTAATCAAATCAGGTAACAATTGGGAAACTATGATATTTGTAAAGTTTGATCCTAAACATTCAATAGAAAATTGGGGTGATGAAAAAGGTACTTACGAAGCTTATGTTTTTAAAAGTGTGGATGGTTACGGTACCTCAACTTTTGGTAAATCTTATTTAGAAAATTTAGCTTCTGAAGGTTTAGTAAAAATGTACGATGAAAATTTTAATTGGAAAACTGAACTTAATATTAAAAAAGTAGAACTTAATGAAAAAGGGTTACCAATTTTAAAAACTGGTTTTATTATTCTTTTTGAAAACGGTGTTGATGTTGAAGAAACTTATACTTTACAAAAAAAATTGTTTGAGTTAGGTTTTAAATGGTATAATAAAAATGGTAAAAAACTTTTAACACCAAAAGAAGTAGATTCAAAGATATTTACCATTGAATGTTTAAACTGGAAAACTTCTGATAAAAGATACAGTGGTATGGATGCCAATCAAAGAGACAAAAAATTACTTTTAATTTCAACATATAAAAATATTGATAACGAAAAAGATAAAGAAAGAAGATTATCTATTGTATATGACCACGATGTTGAAGTTATAGACGGTTATGATTTAATATCTAAAATATGAAAAAATTTTTACTTTTAATTTTACTTTTAATAAACGGTTTAACATACGGTCAGTGTGTCGGTAACCAAACCTTCAGTCTCAATCCAGTTCCTCCTGCGGGTGGATATCTACCTGGGACTACAGTAACTGTATGTTACACAATGACAGGTTGGAATGGTTGGAACATATCTTCTAATTGGTTGGAAGGATTTGATATAAATTTAGGGCCAGGTTGGACAAACTTAACTCCAATGGCTCCTCCACAAAACTGTGCTCAATCAGCAGGTGGAACTTGGTTGTGGATGAATGTTGTAAATACAAGCCAAGGCCCTGTTGGTCCAGGTTGGTTTTTTGAAATCAATCAAGGAGGTCCAGTTGACGGTAATCCAGCAAACGATTGGGGCGACTATGGAACTAATTGTGTTTGGTCTTTTTGTTTCCAAGTAACTACAGCTCAAGGGTGTACACCACAAAATTTACTAATACAAGTAACAGCAGGTGCAGATGGCGATTGGGGTAGTTGGAATATGAACGCATGTCCAACAAACCCTTTTAACATTTACAATGGCAATATAAACGCAACTCTTCCTGGAATAACAAACATAAGTCACAATTAATTTATGAAAAAGTTTTTTTTAACATTAAGTTTTATTTTTATCACAATTTTTGGTTTTACTGAAAATTTACTCAGAATGGAACTAAATGGTAACGGTTTTGTTGATGAGACCATTATCTATTTTGGTTCGGAGAATAATGATGCTTTTTTACCAACAGAAGATGCTGTAAAACTATTCTCTTCTTTACCTGGTGTACCTAGTTTATATACAATAATCGATTCTAACAATATCAGTATTAATGCAATGGGTGTATTGGACCAGGATAAAACAATATCTCTGGCAATTAAAAGTCAAACTGCAACAAATTATGAAATAAAAGCAACAGATTTTACTAGTTTTGATATTACTTCTGGTTTATATTTAGAAGATTTAGAAGAAAATATAACAATTAATTTAAGAAACACACCTAGTTATCAGTTTTCATTACCTGTTGGTAATATTCAAAATAGATTTCTTTTACATTTTAGACCGGCAGTAAGATTTATTACAACACAAGCTGGATGTGAGGATGACGATGGTAAAGTTACAATTGTTTATAATTCAAACGAAATAGTTGATTTAATCGTTAAAGATCAAGACGACAATTTGATTACTTACTTATATAGTTTTAACGGTACTATTGACATTGATTCTTTGACTTCGGGTAATTACATAGTTTATGTCGGTTTCAATAATTACTCAACTGTTGATTATTTTACAATACCTAATTCTAAGAAGGTAACAGTTTTTTTAAACACATCAACAACAAACACAACTACTAATGACCCAATAATATTTTTTGCCAATATCGTAAATGGTATTAATCATAATTGGTCTTTTGGTGATGGTACAAATATAAATTCAACCAATTTACTCAATACAGTGCACGTTTACGAAAATCCAGGTACTTATTTAGTTACCTTAAATTCTAGTAATGGTGAATGTGTAGGTTCTGATAGTATCATAGTAAATATAGATAATTTTTCTGGTTTTTTTAATAAATCTAAAAATCAATTAACAGAAATCTTATTAGGTAGAAGTTATGTGACAATAAAATTTTTAAACGTACCCGAATTAAGGGGTGATATTAAACTATTTGACATTGCTGGTCGATGTGTCAAATATTACAGAGATGTTTCTTTCAGTGGGTCACAAACTTTTGACTTAACTGATGTTTCTTCTGGTAATTACATCATCTGTATCGGAACCAGCATAACAAGAATGATTCATACTTTAAACCCATGAAAAAATTACTCACATTCTTATTTGTTATCATACCCACTTTAGTGTGGGCTCAATTAACAACAATTAACCCAGATACGGTTTGTTATCAATTAGGTGGTTCAATCTACGAAGTAACACCAACTGCTGGACTTATTTATACTTGGACCGTAACTCCTCCAGGTGTTATTACAGGAGGTCAAGGAACTAATCAAATCCAAGTTGATTGGTCTAATGCCAATCCAGGTTTAATAGTTGGTGCAGTACAAGTACAAGCTTCCAATAACATAGGGTGTTTAAGTCCAATAGTGACATTAGATGTTTTTATTTATAATGTAACACTTAACCTAACTCCAGTAGCAGATATGTGTGAATATGCTAACTGTGTTCCTTTACAGGCTACCCCAGCAGGTGGTACTTGGTCTGGTAATGGGGTTATTAATAGTGATTTTTGTCCTACAACAAGTGGTGCTGGAACTTTTAATTTAATTTACACATATACAGATGCTGGATGTGTTTTTACAAACATAATGCAAGTAGATGTTTTACCACAACCATTATTACTACCAATAGAACATAACTAAAGATGAAAAAATTATTATTAATATTTTTCACCTTTTTAAGTTTACAAATATTCGCTCAAGACCAAAAAATTGAATTTTGTAAAGGTGAAAAAATGTCTTTTGAATATTTTGCTATTGGGACACCCAATTGTGATTATTTTTGGGAGGTTTACAAGAATGATGTTTTACTCACTTCTTCTAAATTAGACACATTAAGATACACTTTTAGTTCAATAGGTGATTATAGAGTAACAGCATATATCGATAACGGTATGTGTGAATCTATTGTACAAGAATACAGTATTGAGGTTTTTACATGTAGAGAACCGATTTTAATCATCCCTAATTCTTTTACACCTAATGGTGATTACTTAAATGATATTATTTATTTACACACTTCTTATATTAATGAAGTGAATTTTGAAATATATAATAACTGGGGAAATTTAATTTTTGGGACTAGAGATTTAACTATAGGTTGGGATGGGACATTTAAAGGTGTTAATTGCCCTACTGGTGTTTATTTTTACATTATAGAATATAAATCAATTCGTGATGTAAGAGAACTTAAAAAAGGTACAATAACTTTATACCGTTAATTATTCGTAAAAATTAAAATTCTTTAGATTTTTATTTGGATTAAATGGTCCCATAATATCACCAAATTTTTCGGTGATTTCTTTGGTTTTTACTTTTACTATGTATTCAACAAATTCTTGGTGATTATCCCTGTCAGATATAATGTCATTTTTTACTTCTGCCAAAACTAAAACACTAACACCTGGTTTTTTTGGATGTCTTATCACTCTATAAGGACTAAAGGATGTTGGGTCCAAAATTACTGGTGATAAAGTAAATCCGTGTTCTTTTAAAAAAGTATTAAACCATTCTTCCATTTTTCTTATGAGCATTAACATTTTTCTCGTTATACTCAACAATACTCAAATCCATCTCAGGTATACCAGTAAGGTTAACATAGACACCTTTTCCTGTTTGTTCTTTCCACAATAAATCAGCTTCTTTTGGGTATTTTTGATACCAATCGACCGTAGATTCTTTATCCATTATTTTCTTTGCATCTTTATTTAAAGGATAAATATATCTAAATTGTTTACCCCGAATTCTTCTAATACCTCTTGTTACCATAAAATCGGGTGTCATCCAAAATAATTTATCTTTACCCAAAAACTCTGCATTTTCTTTCAACAAAGCTTTCGAACTTCTGGGATGTATTTTTTCACCAGTCGCTGAAATATAAATATCTGTCCAAATAAAACCACCGTAATTAAAATTAGAACCCTGGTAAACATAACCTACCTTACCAACTATACCGTCAGCCCATGTATATAAAAACTTTTTTTCTGGTAGATTTTTTTTCATCCATTTAATAACTGCAGACAACATTTGAGATTCGGAATTTTTTGGCATTTTTTCATCCATACACATTTTACCAATCTCATAATAATCTTCTGATTTTAAATTAGGAAATAACTTTTTAATTGTTTGTAATGGTTGAGTTCCCCAACCCAAAGTCAATACACCAACCAATTCTTCTTCTAAAAAACAACCCAACCAATGTTTAGTTAATTTTGGCATTACCTTTGAGTAATGTCTTTCTTGAACAAAATCCGTTGCAACTACCCTGTTAACTTCCCTTATTTCAAATTGATATTTCATTCGATTAAATAAAATTGTGTTTTCTAACCCATTTTGGAATCCAGTTTTCTTTTAATTCAGCAACATCCATACCGATGCTTTCCATATATTCAACCCACTCATTAAGAATATGTTCTCTAATATAATCAGCAAAACCTTCTTGTTCTTTTAATTTATTTTCATTCCAAGGGTTAAAAAATTTTATTTCAATATTATTATATAGACAATGATTAGTTATCATATTGATGGTTGACCTTTTTTGACAAGGTGTTGTACAATAATAACCGTTTTCAATTATTCTTTTTTCAAATAATAATTTTCTTGGTTCAATAGAAGAGAAGTCGTCAAAAAAATAGTAATCAATACGTTCACCCACCAAAGAATTAACATCAGTAGCTATAACAACATTATTTAAATAATAATCATTAACTAGTAATCTAAAGTTATTATCACTACCAATCCAGTGTGGTCTTATAACATTAAAAAGATGACCAGTGACTTTTTCTTTTATAAATTTAGCTCTGGATATGTTTGATGCTATAATAGCCACTTTATCGTAATCATTTTGACGTAAATGAGAAACTAAAGCTTCTATTAACCTTGTAGTTTTGCCTGATTGTCTAGGTGATATCTCAACGTACATTTTTATTTTTTATCTTACCATGTCAATTTTACCTGCTTCAATAGTTTCAGGTGTATAGATTTCAATTTCAGTTCTAACTCTTGCTTCATCTTTTAGTTTCTGAAATCTATTTTGTGCCTTATTTTTCCACCATTGAATTAAATTATTTAAATGATAGTTATCATAATTATCTTTTTTGATTAAATCAACGGTACCATTACTCGCAATATATTGAAAGACATTTTCATAACCATAAGTACAATAATAATACCTTTTCTTGGTTTTTGCTTTCATATGAGTTTGGGTGAAATCGGAAAACTCTTTAAACTTTAAAGGATGTTGTACTTTCAAATGGTTTTTTAAAATAGAAAGAATCTTATTAAACTCTCTCATCTTTGGACCAGACGGTCCTGGGTCAACAATAGAACCACCCCATTCAGGATTTCCATAATGACCTCGCATAAAACTTCTAATAGAATCGTAGACCTCATCACCAGGGAATAAAAAGATATCAGATTCTGTCATACTGCCATATCGAACAAATGGTTTTAAACCATCGTATTGACTCATACCTTTGATATCCCCGTACAAAGAAGTAGTTTCCATAAAGACAGTATCAATCTTTTCACCGTACTTTTCTTTCAATAATTCTCTTATTTCATGAGAACAACAAATTAAACTTAAAAGCTTACCACCCAAATAGTTATAACCAAAAGGTTGTACAGGTACAATAATCGCACCGTTAATCATAAACTTATTAACTTCATTTGCTGTAACTCTCATATCACCAAATAGTTCGTTTCTTGGTTTAATTGAAAGTACTGGTGATGCTAATCGAATAAAACCAATCCATTTGTTGGTAGTTGTTTCTTTAACCCCTAACATAATCTGACGACCAATCTGAGATTCTAATGGTAAAGAAGTTATAATTTGAACTGCAGGATTAAAAAGTTTACCGTCAATAACCTCAATACTAATATTCATATCTTTTGGTTCCATGTCAAATTTGTCAAACATCATTGCAGCATATTTTTCATGGTCAATATTTTCTACCTTTTCTTTTTTTCTTGCCAAGAAATAATCCTGAATGGTTTCTAAATTATCATAGAATCCTATTAACCTATTTGTGATTTCTAAAGTCTCTTCAGGGGTTAACTTCGTTTCAAAAACAACACTTTTTTTATCGGACATCTTTTATTTTACTTATTTTATTTTATTTGTTATATTTGTAAATATAAACTAAATAAACGAATCAGTAAATGGGACAAATAAGAAATAAAACTGGAATTCAATTTGAAAAATTAATCTGTGAAGAGAAGGGTTGGACACATGCATCAAAGTCACCTAAAATCGTTTGGGCAGGTTTTGGTAAAAACAATTATGAAAAAATTGTTTTTTTAGGTTTTAAAGCCAGTAAATTCATACCAACATCAGATTCTACTTTTGAAAAATATGATGCTATTACCAGTGATAATCAAAAAATAGAAATTAAAGATTATTATTCAAAAAATTTAAATAACTGGACTTTATATTCTGAACCAATTATTAAAGTTGCTCGCTTAGAAGATATTAAAAAAGTGACAAAATATTTTGGTAATGGTGACCCTGAGTTAGGTAAAGAAAGATATAACTCTTTTATTCGGGAATTAAAAAAATTTATTGATGACGATATTTTGAACAAAATAGCTAAATCAAATATTGGTGTACAAACAAAGGATAGATTTTTTTCACAATCTGAATTAGAATACCGTTGGATTATTAAAGAAGGTTGGAAAGGTTATGACCGTCTTACTATTGAATTCAAAATAAAAGACTAAGCAAAGACTTGTATTTTAGCTTCAACTTCTTTTAACTCTGACCAAGTACCTAAATAGGTTACCGCTCTTACTTTACGATTATCAATCCAAACATATTCTTGACCATCTTTAATTCTGGGTTTGTCCATAACTAAAGCGTGGTATTTAAAACCATTATTTTTTAACCATTCTTCGGTTACTTGCCTATCTTTAGATTCTCTTGCTGTAAAGAAAGTAATAACATTACCTTCATCATACCACTTATTTATAATTTCTAAAGAACTTATAATTGGTTTTGCTGTAGGGTACAAATGACTATCTTCATTTTTGATATCATCACAGATAGTACCATCGATGTCAATTAAAAAAACTTTACTCATTAACTTAAAGATTCAATTCTACTGATGTAATTTTGTAACGGTTGTAATCCTACTAAGGTATCTAAAACTTTACCGTTTTTATAAAAAATAACTGCAGGTACGCCTCTCACATTATCTTTCTGAGCTAAAGACATATTCTGGTCAATATCAACTTCACCAAAATTAACTCCTGGATATTTTTCAATAATACTGTCTAAAGCTGGAGCAAGTACCCTGCACGGACCGCACCAACTGGCTTTATATTTAACCAAAGTTAATTTATCTTCATTAATTTTTTCGTTGTAAGTTGTTTCGTTTAATTGTTGCATAATTTTTTTATTTATTTTTTATTTATTTCTAACCAATGATCCAAAACGGCTTTTGCCTCTAAACCTAAATAAATAACAGGAATTAATTCAAATTTATCCGTTTCTGGATTAAGATAAAAAAGACCCATCCTACCTACTTTCTTTTTGGTTTCTTGTTGGTACATATAAGCATAAATAGATAGTTGTAAAGAGTAAATACTATACTGACAATCTGTTAAATGACTTACTGGTTTATTCAACCAATGTTTGTATTCAGAAATGTATCGTAATTTTTTGTTGGTTTTAAAATCCCATACGTTAAAGTAATCACCACAGTCTTCAATGATATCAGAAGTTCCTGCTAATTTATATTTTTCCGAAAACAATATAGTTTCAGGATAAATAGTACCAGTTGTCATAGGGTCAATTTCTTGGAACTTGGAAATTATTTTTCTTTCGTAATCATTTTTAGGAATATAAATTTTATCTGCCAAAAGATAACGTTCCATTATTTCATGGATTTCAGTCCCATATTCATTAGCCTCATCATTAACTTTTTTCCATTCCGCAAGAATTTCTTCTTGTGACATATTTTGATACTGTTCTTTCTTTTTGGAAGGGTCTTGATTTTGTATTGCAAGAGCCACCTCTTCTGCATTAAAAGGTGGTTCCAACATACTTAACACCGTAGTTACCGATTTAAAAACCTCACCAGTTTTTTTGTGGTAGTATTTATGTTCAACTGGTTCTAAATAAACAATACTATCTCTTTTTCTCGCCATTTATAATTCCAATTAAAACATCCATTTGGTTATTTAAAACTGCGTCACAAACTTTTTTTGAAAAATCATCTATAATAACCAAAGCATCTGGTTTCTTAATATATTCAATAATTTTTTCTATATCACCTTCTTGAATTAAAGTTTTTAAAACATCTTGATTTATGAATCTTTTGTTAAAACCCATTAAATTGCACTTTCCTTAAGTTTAAATGCAGAACGTAAAACATCAATAACACCATCACGACCAAATTCTTCATTTACTTGTGATATGTCATAACCTTCTGCCATTTTTATTATTCTAACTTTACCGTGCAAACGACCAACATTTAATTGGGAATATATTTGTTTTGCTCTATCCCAAGCATCGTCATCCAATAAAATAACAACCCACGCGTTTGCCTTCTTCATAATCGTATCATATAGTTTTGAATGTAACTCTTTACCCAACATAGGTATTGAATTATGTAAAACTATATGGTCAAAAGGACCCTCCACCAAATAAATTGTAGAATCCCAATTAATTAAGTTTTCATTAAAGATAACTTCTTCTCTCGGTAAATCTGGGTTTTTGTATTTTGGTTTTAACCAACTTGGCCAAGACCTCGCAGTAAAATAATTTAATTTACCATCTTTATCATAAGAAGGTAATATAATTCTATTTTTATATTCACCAGTTTTTGCATAACCAATACTAAACTTCTCAATAATTTCTGGTGTTAAATTTCGACCTTTAACTAAATAATTCCAAGCTTCTTTATGTGTTAAATCATTTGAATTACTGTCTTTGAATTTTATAAATTCTTCAGGTAAAGAAATTTCTCTGATTTCTTGAATTTCTTTCTTTTTAACTTTGGTTTCACTTAAAACAATACCCAACTGTTTTAATTTTTTCTTATGTTCTTTTCGACCAAACTTAGTGATTAATTTACCAATAGAACCGTGTGTATTGTGAGTTGCTCCACATGCCCAACAATGATAAAGACCTTTATTAAGATTGACCTCAAAATTACCTTTACCATCACCATCAGGCATATCTTTTTCGGCAGAACAAACTGGACAATCAAAAGAGAATTGACCTTTGGTTGGGTTTTCTTTTTTTGGTTGACCCAAAATTTCTTTAACCACATCCAATAATAATGTTACTTCAATTTGTCCCATAAATTAAATTTAAGAAAAAGAAATGGTTTAGTAAATTACTTCCAAATACCTTCTTTTCGCATGTAACCAAGTGTACAAGTATAACTATCTGCCATATCGTAACACTCTTTTTTAACTTTGCCGTATTTATCAAACTCCCAACTAATTTGGGGTTCACGGTCAGAAACTTTGTCCCAGATAACTTGCTTTTTATCAACATCCCAAGGGTGACCACCAAAAAGAACTGGTTTTTTGTCTTTCAATTCTTTCTCTTTATATGGTTGTCCTTTTTTATCTTGTTTTCTTATCTCCATTAATTCAGGAAAGGCAAAAGCACGAGCATCATAAGATGAAATAAAATCAGGTACCACACCTAAAACTTCTTCTACAATTTTAGATATCATACCATTAAAACGTAAAAGAGTTCCAACAGTGTAAACATTATTACTATTAAGTAATGGTTCTTCAATTATAACCTTTTCAATATCCAATTCAACATATCTGGTTAAAACCCTTTCAAACGCATCAACCTTTCTAAAAAGTTCTTCCAACTTATTTTCAGGTTGTGGTTTAATTTTGGGTGTAAAGTGTGTCAATTCAACCAATTTCCCGTTTATATCGAAAAGGGACATTCCAATTGTCTTGGTACTTATATCCAAGCCCATGACATAAGACTTTTCAGTCTTCTTACTTTCTGTTTGTGACATTAAAAAACATTTTTAAAAACTATTATGGACAAGGTATTCCAAATGAAGTACTACAATCTATTCTACCAACAGTATCGGCTAAACTAGTACCTATTGGTCCAGATATTGGTATTGATAAATTTATGATTTTGTATTCATTTACTTCTTTTATAATTGCTTCATCAGGTTTTGCAATTGCTAAAAGTCTACCAGCTTGGTCATGTAAAGTTATTGTTGAGATAGCAATACCGCAATCTTCACCTGTACCAATATAAGTTTGATTACTCGAAGAAACCCATTTGTTAGGTTCTGCAATTATATCGATATTTAAAATTTCTGCCACATCCATGTCAGCTGCCACAAAAACGGTATTACCAGATGTAAAAGTTGCACCACTAGTGGTGGTTTCATCACCAGCTGCCTTTCTTGTCCAATCAAAAGAACCAACTAATTCAGGGTTCCAAATTATACCAAAACCATAATTTAGATATATTGCACCAACAATTCTGTCATAATAATTAGGGTAATCTGGGTTATTGCCTGTTGGGTATATTTGTCTAGCTCCATTTCCAAATTTGTTGGTTTGTCCAAAATTATAACTCCATGCGGTACTAGAACCTGTAGTTGCCCCAGTTATTGTAGTACTACCAGAAATGAGTGGTGATACTAGATAAACAACTCCACTATCATAATAAGGATAAGTAGAACCAGGTATTGGGTTATTACCCATTTGATACGCGTAACCTATACCAATACCATCAGTCCATTGTTTTGTTGGTTCACTAATAAAGGAATCTGCTTTAGAACCTGAACACAAAGAACTCTGATCCTTTGTTAAATTATCTGGACTATAAATAAAAGAACCGTATAAAGTGGTTGCGGTTATACCTGAAGTTAAAGCACTAACCGCAGTTGTATTAACTGGGATTCCAAGTGCAATATTTTGTCCGTTTAATTGAACCCTGTATTGTTCACTATTAATTGAAAAAGCAACTGCTCCAGTGTTATAAAAAGCATCTGGTAAGTCTTCAAAAGAAGTGTCTAAAAGACCCCCACTTGCGTAAGGAAGATTTTTTTGGTTATATAAAGCCTCACTACCTAAATTTAAATAAGTCCAAAGATGGGATAAAGAACTAGTTGTATAACCAGAATCATTGTACGCTGGAACTTTATAAAATTTAATGTTATCACCGTAACCCATAGTATATACACTAGAGGTATTTTTTTCTTCCGTTGCGTATACGTTATTTATTTTTTCTAAATTCATTTTTATATGGTTTTAAAAGTATTGGTACCTGTTCTAAATAGGTTATCTACTGCCAAAAAATCAATTGTTACTAATGTTGCAGCTTCTCCTGGTTCTTTAAAAAGAAAATTTTTCTTTGAAGCGGACATATAATAATTTATTCCCGCTATTGCTTCAGGTGGGTTCATATAAGAACTGTCTGGTATCCTATATGATACGTTTTCTTGTGGTATTAAAGGTAATATTACAGCCATATATTATATAATTTCTATTATATTATTTGTTGTTGTCGTATCGTTTGCGTTATACACAAAATTAAATGTTACATTACCAGCAAATTTATTGGATATAAAATTTATTTCTGGATGTGTAGGTATAATATTTAGATTTATAACTAAACTATAAGTTTGTGATATACTATCATAATTACCGTTAGCCATAAAAAATAATTTTCCAGCTTTTATTAAACCTTGTAATAGTGTTTCACCTGAACCATCATTTTTATAAAAAGATTGCTTTGCAAAACCAATAAGACCATAAGTTGATGGGTATGGGGTTGATGTGTTTAAAACATATACATCGTTACCAATTCTAGCTGCAGGTTTAAAACTATCAAACATTGTTGGATCTGTTTCGACATCTTGTATTGAAGCAAAAGTTGTATTGTTAACCCAATAACCAAAATCTGGCATAAAACTAAATTTAACACCAGTACCTGGTATTGCAAATCCGTTTACTAAACTAGTTGAGAATGATAATAAAAATGGTGATGGAAATTTACCTCCACGTGTATCTGTCATATCATATCTTCCAGAACCTTTAATTTGAACAAACCTAGGGTTTATAAGATTTAAATTTGTTTCATCTAAAGAAGTAACTGTTTTCCAAGCTATAGCAGTAAAATTATCTATAACTTGTGAAGTACTATAAACACCAGTAGACGTATTTAATTGTTGTATTTCAGCGTAAGTGTTATCTATTAAGTTTAAACTTAAAGATTCAGTCATTGAAGCACTATAAGTTGAAGCTAAAAGTTGATTGAACCAACTGTGAATGTTAATTCTTAAATTAACATTAGCCTCATCCCAAGGGTCACTACAATCTGTTCTTTTAAAACCATATTGTACCCTATTTATAGCGTTTGTAATTTCTCTTTGTGATGGTGTATTTAGAAATAAACCTCTATAACCAGCAAAATCTGTTTTAGCCATAGTTATTTCGGAGTGACTTCCTGTGACATCAAAAATTAAATTTTCTGGACCAGATGTTAAATAATTATGGGTATTATCTAAAAGACGATAAAATTGAAAAGCTTCTTTACCGTTTCTTAATAAAGCTTGATATCCTGCTGGCGTTATACTTGTTTTTATTGTTGCCATTATAAAATTAAATTATCATTAGGAGTTATACGTTCTGATGTTATATTTTTATTACTACCACAAACATTATTTATTAAATTTGGAAATGCGTCTATTTGATAATTAATTCCTGGGTCGTAAAGAGAATAGTATTTTATTTCATTTAGTAAACCCTTTTCAGCCAAAGTTTTTTGTCCTCTTTGTGTTAAAAGAAATCTTAATTTTGCTGTATCTCCACCAATTAAAGGCATTATAAATCAAAAGCTATTTCAATGATTATTGTTGCATTTGGTACTTTTTCTATCGGTAAATTCATTTTACCGATAGCTACTAAATTTTTATTAACATCATAAATCGCAACTTCATTTATATGTACATTTTGTCCTGTAGATGTTGAATATGTAGGGTTTGTTGATGTATTAAAAGTATTTGGTGGTACTGTAAATACGAATTTTGTTCTGTACTTATCAATAACCGAATTAGTTTCAACATTTCCAAAGAAGAATCTTTCATCACCAAAATTTAAATATTCAGACTCTGTTTGTGTTGGTATACTAATAAAATTACTTAAATCGTAAGTTGTACCCGAATTTAAATATGTTGTGTTATTTAACGTAAATGTTGTTCCATATAGATTATTTGGATCTATTATATTACCAACTGTGTGACCGTTTATTTGTGATGTGTAATCTATTATGGTCCAATTATTTGGTGTCGGGTTTGTCCCTATTTGTTGTCTTTGTGCTATTAAGTAAAATCTATCCGCTTGCCAACCTGTACCTCCTGAAACTGTCATATAAGGTAATTGACCAGCCGGTATAGAGAAATTTACATTTTGTAATAAAGTAGGTGCACAATTACATTCTTCAGTAGTAAAGTTAACACAAGTTACATATTGAGAGTGTAAGCCTGTAGTATAACCTGAACTACTAACAAATAAATAACTTAAGAAGAGGTTTTGTGTTGAGTTAATAATACCATCCGTATTAGCCACTAAACCAGTATTTAATCTAGGTAGTGTCCAATTTCTATTTGATTTATAAGAAAGTGCTGCAACCAATTCTTGGTCGTCTATAGTGAACATTTGAAGTTCAGGATAAACCCTACCAACTTTATTTCCACTATTATCAACAACATCTCTATATTTAACTGTTGTATTCGATCCAGAAAGTGTCACATATTTCGTGTTACCAGTACCAAAGAAAACTTGACCTATTGAACCTGGTGTTGTTGTTGCGTGCCACATTAAAGTAGGCATTATTAATTTAGGGAAATTACCTGTGGTAACGTCAGCATAAAATTTTTGGCCATACCTAGTTTCAGATTGACTTGCACAAGTTTCACAATTAGTATAATGTATGATACTAATTGAAGGTACTAAATTACAAGCTGTATTAGCTGTATAAAGAAAACCTATTTCCGATGTATATCCAAAATATTCTTTTGAGCCTATATAGGTTTCGGACCCATATTTATCAAAACTCTCATAAGTACCACCAGGATAATTAGTACCTGCTATTGGGTAACTCCAAACATTATTCATGTTCCAAACACAACCACCACTAAAAAAACCTAAATTACAAGTGAATAATTTATTTTGTGTTCCACCAGTACCTAATGGGTAAAATGTGACATAGGCATTATTACTAGTAGTGTAAGCCGAAAAGTTAGCAAAATTTCTATCAACAGTTACTTCTAATGTGTTAGCAGCTAGAGAACCAGAAACATTTTGTATTTGATACCAAAGATAAGGTACTGGTGTGTTTAAATTAATAACTGCCGGACCTAAATCTGTACTTAATACATTATTACTCATTTTAACCAACATTACATCACCTATTTGAGGTTCGTAAGTGTTTGACCCATAGTTATTTGATTGTTTAATAGGTACTGTCCTAGAACCTGTCATACCAGTAACAGGTATAATTGCATCAGCCTGTAAAACATGACACACTGTATCTGTATAGGCCGTGTATTCAACCACAGTAGTTCCACTACCATATTGGAAAAAACCTAATCTTGGAGATTCAAATATAGTTTGAATATTAAGTGGTGATAGAGTTGGTATTGAGGAATAAGTATTACTTAAATTAGAGTTTGGTAGTAAAGGTGTTTTAATGTCAGGATTTTCTGCTTTAGCTCTAATAATATTTTCTAAACTAATATCATAGGTAGAACCAAGAGTACTATAATCAATATTAGAATCACCTAATCTAAATGTATTAAAAGTTAATAAACCTAAAGAAAGTAACTTACGACCTTCGTTGGTTAATCTAGCGGAAATTACCGTATTCGAATTTTTATCAATATAACTCACTTTTTACTTTTTTTTATAAATATCATTATTTTTGTTTTTTTATTTTTTTATATTGTAAGACCAGATGTTGGTATTGTAAAGTAATTATTTCTTAATTTATCTAAAGCAGTTTTACCTGGTCTTATACCAAAATAAAAATAAGTTGCATTTGCTCTAGTATTTCTATTATTTCTAGTGCTAGGGGAAGTAGAATAATCAAACGCATCAACATTGTTTGAAATTTCAGAATAATCACCAGTTGTTGTAGAACCCATATCAAGCCAAGTTGTACCGCCGTCCCAACTATGTAGTGGTGTGCATTGTATTTTACCACAAGGACTAAATCTGTTAGCTGTATCTAAATCAACAACAAATCCACTGTATGGTCCAACAAAAGGATTACTACTATCTACAAGAATCGGGTCTGTTACAGCATCTAAATTAGGTAAATCAGCTATTGGTTTAGCTATCGAATCCGGTTTAAATTCTTCAAAAACATTACTTTGTGAAGTAATTGGTGTTGTTTCTATGTCATTGTAAATCTTTGATACTTCTTTAACCCAAAAATAATTGTCTGCTTTAAGTTCAAATTCATGACACCCTTGAGTCCTATCAAATAGGTCATCAACATTACAACCATTCTCATTAAATAATAAGTATTGTAAAACTTCAGTTGGTTCTTTATAACTAGTATTTGGTAATTGTTGTACCCACAAATTATTATCCCAACCTTTTTCATAATAAGTACCTATATAGAAATCAGGATTTTGACTATATGAATCTAAAGTATCACTTTCATTTATTGCGTTTTCAATTTCGGTTATGACATCGGGACATGCTTCTACACGACCTAAACTTATAATTTTTGTGGGCATTAAAGCGTTACAATATATTATGTCATCTATGTCCGCAGAACCAACTTTACCGTTACTGACTGCAATATTATGATAAGTTTTTTGGTATTTACCAAATACTGTTTGCCCAGGATTTTGTAAATATTGTTGATAAAGAATAGCTAAACCTACAACACTTGTTGCCGCAGCTACTTTTCCTGGGTCAGCTGCAACCCAAAGCCAAAAATCAGAGTCATTTGATTGTGCAGCACCCCTTAACAAACATTTTCTACAACCAGAAGATGATTGTTTAGTTTCAGGACAACAACCATTTTGGAGATAATTATCGGCTCGTAACAAAGAAGACCCAGGACCACAAAATTTTTCTTTTTTGAAAACACCCGTTCTACGTTTAATTTTTTTCTTATATTTAAATTGAAATAAATATGCGGAACCAATTAACCAAGCGTCATTAAAAACCCTCCTAATTACTTTTCTGTCTTCTGCTAAAGCAAACCTAACACAACATTTCCATTTAGCGAGTAAATCAAGACAAACATTAGTTATGTTATCATCTGCAGGTATTCTGCCACCATTAATACTCCTAGGTGGTGGACAATTTGGAGATGTTCTAGAAACTCTAACCGGTAATTTTTGTGGACCACAATATCCCGTTTTTGCTCCACAACTATTAAGATTAATGGTTATTTTGTCAGCACCACCACAATCTTCAACAGGTAAAGTTATTTTTTTAATTAATTTTGATAAGAAATTTAAAGGACAAACACTAAAACAAAGACCAATAGTAATTTTAAGTATTGTAAATCTAAAACAAAACCCAAAACACACTAAAGCTAAAAACAATAATAATCCCACAAGAAAGGTGAAAACCTCTAATGCGGCAGATAAAATAAAATATAAAATATCAAATTTATATATCGCATTACTATAAGGTAACGGATTTGAAGCGTCAGTTGCATCTGTATTTTTTAAACCTAAAAAACTAAATCTATTTGCACCTTTTTTATATTTTTTTATATAATGAGCAATCGTATAAACTTGTCTCCACTCAAACAAATGAAAATCTTTATCTATACGTGAATTACTGTATAATGGTAAATCATCAAAAACTGGTGCTACTATTTTCTCTGTTACTGATGAAGCGTTATTGTATTGAGTTATATCTGTTGTAAATCTTTGGTCTTGAGTTCCATTTGCATCATCTAAATCACCTGTATCTACAACACCTTTTGTACCACCAACATCAGCATTTAAACTAGGGAAAAACATAGTAGCTGTTCTAAAACTTTGTCCCTCTAAAGCGCCATTAAATGACATAGCAAAACGGTACATTCCCTTTGTTGCAATACCCACATCAGGGTTACCTGAAGCAACTAGTTGACCAAATTCATTTGTGACAACGTTACATATATTCATTGGGACAGTAAAAGCGAAATTACCGTCATCATCTATCAACTGGCCACCTTCAATATCGAAATCTTCTAATTCTATTGGTTGTATTTTAGTTTCATCTGCCCATTTACTTTGATTTATTTGAGCGACTCTTATCATCCTAATTCTACCACTACCTGTTGTTAACTTATCTTGTTCACCTTGTGAATTTCTTGGATTACAATTTATTTGAAGGTTCATTCTACCTGCGTCAGTAAAAACGGAACCAAAAAATAAAGAAGTATATGTTAAGTTTAAAGTAGTATCAAAATCAACTCTAGTGATACCAATATCACAAGTCTCAACATCACCCCAAAAAGGAATGACATCAACAGTTGTATCAAGAGTTTTTACTTGGGGTAAACTTTGAAGATTTGTTGATTTTTTAAATAAAACCTTTGAATCAAATAATCTCTCAGGAGAACCTTGTGCTATTAAATCATAAGGTCTTATACTAGCTATACCTATATCACTGAGATCAACATCTATATGTAAATTTTGTTGTCCAGTAGGTACACCAAATATCATGTAATCACCAGCTTCATTTGTTCTGGTGGTGTATTTATAATATGTATCAAAAATTTCTAAAATTAATTGATCTTCTAAAACTTCTTCTTTAGAAGGAAAACTACCAATACCAACATTTAAATCACATTTTGGTTCTTTTGGGAATAAATTATATCTAATTCCTTCACTATTCTTATCGTAAGGTGTTTTATAAGGATATAAAATTTGTTTAAAAACATTGTTTTGATCTTCGTCAGTTATCGGTACAAAAATAGAAACTTTAGCATTAGGTATACCGAATCCACCGTTAGAAATAACTCTACCTACTATGGTGCCGTAACCAGCACAAAAACTTTTATACAAATTTTCTTGAGCAATCTTTAAACTTAGAATTTCAAGAAAATCAAAGTCCTGTTCTATTTTTAAACTTATATTTTTACTAACACCAGGTGTTGTTCTTATTCTAAAAGATTTATTTGACATTAATAACTATTATTTAATTTCTGACTTGTAGTGTCGAAAAACCCTTCACTATAGGAACAAGTTTTTATTTTATTATTTGCTAAATCAGTATATGTTGCTCTTGATAAAACTCTAAATCTATATCTTTGATTTAATGTTAAACTATTTATGGTAGCAGTATAGTTACCTTGTGAACTAAAGAAAGGTATTGCTATTGATTGGTATAAAACTATCGTATACCCAGTATCATTATAATTTGCAACTTGTAAAACAAAATCATTACTTACATTTTCTGGTAACGCTGTCGGTACCGTCCAATTTGCTGTAAAACTGTTTGTATCTAAAGAACCATAATTATAACCTCCAGTAATATTACCAGTAGAGACAGCAAAAACAGAAACAATGTCACCTATGACAATAGTACCCATTGTACTATCATTAAATATTAATTTATTGTTTTCAGTCGTACTTTTAAAGAATTGTACACCTTCTAACATTTGGACACCGTTAACAAATAAAACAACTGCGTTAGTCTGACTTATTGGTTTATTCAAAAACATTTCTTGTTTTCCTGTGACTGAATTATAGTTTATAGCTACATTATAACCAGGGTTAGTATTTGTTGTTATAGTTGAAACTTGTAAGTTATTTATAAACCAATTGGATGTTGTAATAAAAGATTCATTTGTCCCGACTAAATAATTAGCCACAACAACATCGGTTGATTTTAAAGCCATTCCTTGGAAAACAACTGCTGGTGGTGCAAGAGCACCATTATAATACAAAAGAGTATAATCATAATTTTCTGTCATCTTAACTCCATTGACAAAAATCATTACATTAGTACCCAAAGGTGGTTCTCCTAATAAAAAATAATTAAGTTCATCGTTTATTGCTTGTGGACCTGTTTCCCCAACAACACCTTTATTTAATAAAATATCTTGTACAAAATAAACATCTTCAGCAGCTTGACCTTGTGGTGGGTTTAATTCAGGTACAGGTGGATTTATTACTGTTGAAAAATAAAAATCCGTATTTGGATTGAACTGGTTGAGTTGTACTTCTGAATCCCATGTATTAAAATTTTGACCTTTGTTACAAGTTTTAGAAGTAAATGTATAATACGGTCTAATTAAATATTCATTCCAAGTTTTAGAGGTGTTACCACTTAAAAATTGATACGTAACACTACCACCTGTTATTTGATTGTATTCAATACAATTATTAACCAATTCTGAGGTTGGCGGTAAACCTGCAACTGGTTGTGAAACCCTAAAGTTATTTTTTCCAAATATTTTATAACAGAAACTACCAGTATACCCTGTATAGTCTGTCATACCAGTCAGTATAAAAGAAATATTAAAATTAGGTGTATAATCTAAATTGTAAGTTGCTAAAGTTTGATTTATAGTATAAGTGTTTGCTGATGTTGTTGCAGTTGTTGCACCACTTACTTGATAACAAATATTTGTACCTGCAGATAACGTGTACCCACTTTGACAAACTGGATAACTTTTATTATAATTAGTAAAACTGGTAGTACAAGCACTACTAGATTCTATTAAAGAAAATAATTTAGTTGCACCAGAAACATAATATTGTGGAGATTTAAATTCTTCCACACAAACATCAATTGTTGTATTAATATTAAAAATATTACTTAAGCCAACATTTCTTAATAATTCTTGGTTATCCAAATCACTTTGGCTAACTTTAACCTTATCGTTTCTAATATTACATAAAAATCCCATTATATTGTAATAGTTTGTATTCTGTAAGCAGTAAATTTACTTCTATAAGCTTGAATGTCAATATTGTTTTCTGCGAACGTTTTTGTTATTACGTTTTGATTCACTAAACCAACGTCTTCTGTTATAATAACATTTTCATTAGAATTGTTGGAGTTAGCATCATTACCACTTGGTGAACCAAAAGATGCACTTGATTTTAAATTTTCTGGGGTTGTCGAAGTAAAAGATTTTGCTCCATTTGCCGAAGTAAAAGATTTTTGTTCTATTGTTTGTACAACAGCATCTTCACTTGTTAACTCAAAACCACAATCTACTTCTGTAGGACATGGGTCGTTACACCATCTTTCACCAGCAACCCAAATTGTTGTAGCTGGAACAAATTGTTCCATAAAAGGAATCCAAAAACTTTGGAATTGTTTTTTATATTGTTCTAAGTCAAAAAGTGATAAGTAAGTAACAGTAGGTGTTTGTATTGTGTCAGCTAATAAAGTAAGACTTAAAGCCGGAATAGTACATCCAGTATCTGAATAAGGCCCAACAAAATTTTGAGCCACATAAGGACAACAATTTTCACAACTACCTAAAGCAACAACATTATAACAATTTGAAATTGTTGTGGCAGAATTATTTATTTTAATAATATTTTTTACACTACAATTATTAAAATAATCAAATGCACCAACTAATACAATATCATTTTCTGGTGTTATAGCTATGTTATTAGCAAATTTAGTTGGCGCTACCGTACTTATCAGTATGCCACTTCCTACATCAAAACTTTCTATAACATTACCGTTAGTATCTAATTTTATTACACCTGGTGATGATATTCCTTTATATGTTGTAAAAGCACCAGTTATTATTAAATTACCGTCATTATCTTGTTTTATTTTGGTAACTCTACCATTAAAGCCAGCACCAGCATTAGCAGAAAAAGTAGTATCATAACCAACATATGGTATTATTTTACGTATTCTAGCTGGAAGACCAGGAGCTCCATTAATATCACCACCAATGTAGATGTTATCATTAGCATCAACGTGACAAGCCCATACAGTTTGATTTCCGTTTATAGAGGGTGAACCTGATATGACTGAAGTTATTGTCGCTGTATTGGTAGTACCACTTGTAGTTAAGGCTATAACATTATCAACAACTATTCCGTCATAAGTATCAAAATTACCGACCGCTATAACTGTACCATCTGAGAGTGTATCTATATCAATAACATAATCACCAACAAATTTATTTAAAGTATCAAAAGAAGTATCTATTGTACTAGAAGATGATATTTTAACTAATTTAGGTCTATTTAGACCATAAAAATCATTAAATGAACCACCAACATAAAATGAGTCATCATTATTTAATTTTAATTTAAAAATAACCGCTGGATTATTAAAACTAGCAAAATTATAAAAAAACGTAGCATCATATGTACCACCACTATCAACCCTCTGTAGTAAAATAGGATTTGCATCAAAATTAGTACCCCACCCTGAAATTATTTTACCATTTGATTGTACAATAACATCTTTACAAAGAGGATAACTATTACCACCAAAATTAAATGTAGTATCTAAAGTACCGTCAGCTTCTAATCTGACTAAATTTTTACCTGTAGGTATAAAACCGTTACCACCTATTAAAAATTTATTGTCATTTTGTTTTACTAAAGCTGTTATGGTAACTGAATCAAAACTTGTAACAAAATCTAAATAATTTAAAGTACCAGCAGAAATAACAACATCACCACTATAATAATTTCCTACTTCTAAATTGTAATTTGTACAAGCACTATAAGAACCAGTTGATGAATTTAATAAGTAACAATTTGTTGTTTCATTAATTTCTACTATTGTATATCCAGTTGTTGTAATACAATAACTTATACCATTAGTAGTTTCTAATGTATAACCTACTGGGCAAGTTAAAGTTACACCACTAACAGGACAATCCGCACACATATCAAAAGTTAACCAAAGTTCTTTTGAATTGAGCACTAAATCACTGTGTCTTTCAAAAACACCAGATTGTTTAAGATAATCAGTGTAACGCCATGGTATATCAGCGTCTGGACTTGGTGCGAAAGTTCTATTAATATCACCTTCACCCGCTATTGTACCAAAACTACCGTCATTTCTTTCTATTTGGTCATATACAGATACACCAACTTCTGGTGACCCTGGATTATAAACCCATGATTTTTTATTATCAATAACTTTAGTCAAAGTAAAACCAGGACATTTATTTGGGTAAATAAAATCTGTAAGGCCGGAAGTACAAGTTATTTTAATATCATCAACAAAAATATTGTAATCACAACAGCAATTAACACCGTTTGTAATTTCTAAAGCAAAATTAAAAGCGTAATTTGTGTCAATTGCTATACCATTATCGATAGATGGAGCAGGTATCGTCGCTCTTAACTCAACCCAATTATCAAAAAGATTAACTTCAGAGTCATAAGTTTGGATTTGATTTAATATAGAATTTAAATTTTCATCACTTGTTGTTATCCTAGCAGTAATTGGTGTTGACGGATTATAACAACAAGGTGTCTCCTCAGTTCCTTCTGGTGGTTCTGGTATAGATGGTGCACTATTCAAATAACAAATACCATTTTGCCAAATAAAATTAGCTTGTGGGTCTATGTAACTTAAAACTGTGTTATTACAACAATTTTGTGTTAATGTTGCACCAAGAAGAATGACTTCATTTTCTGGTCCAATATTCCAACTATTTAAAGGGTTTGATGTTTCAACACAATCAGGTGGTATTGTTGGTGGTGTTGGGATAAAATTAACATAACAAACACCGTTATTCCATAAGTATGTGTTTGGTCCTAAAATAGGTGTTAAAAAGACAGGATTACAACAAGGTTCAGTTAAGCTAACTTGTGAACCATCTGAAATAGGTTGTACTATTATTTGATTACTAGAACCCGTTGTAAACGTAAAATTTGTTGGATTAAAAATTGTACTACAAGTACTACTCGGTTCACTAGGTATCGAACCATAATAACAAGCACCGTTTTGCCAAATAAAAGGGCCATTACCCATCAAATTACCCAAATAAACTACATTACAACAATTTTCAGTTATAGGTATTGCAGTGTTTTGTGATGAAGTTATACTTATCTTATTTGTGTTAGGATCTACAGAAAAATTATTTTGTGGATTTGAGATGTCTGAACACGGGTTAGGGTTATCTAATAAAGCCATACACTAAATTTATTTTTCATATAAATATTAAAAATTAACATTTATTATTTTTATCTTGTGTAACACTAGTGTAATCTTTATTGTAAATTAAAAGATTTTTACCACCAAATCCACTTTTATTATTTTCTGTCATTGTTTTATTACCGTTTTGATTACTTTTTGTTCGGTCATTAAAACTAACAATTCTTAACGTGCCATCTTCAATTGAACCACCTGTTGGTGTTATTGGTTTTTTAGGTATTTCAGTATTACCGTCATTATCCATTGTTTTACTAAAACCTGAAGTTGGTAAGTTGTTAAATCCATCACCAATAAACTTTTTACCCGAAAAACCTAAACCAGCTGTATCATCACCGGTCACTATAAGGGTTCCACCACTTGTTATAGGCCCTGGTTCTATTGCTCCAGTATTATCGGTAACAACAATAAGGCCAGTAGTATCACCAGTTTCTGGGGATGGCAATGAACCAAATCCAGAACCAATATTTGGTATTTCGATACAAGGATTAGATGGTGTACCAAAATATAACCACATAGAAATTTCTATTTCACTAGCACATGGTTTTGTTATTATTAAATTTTCGTTTAATTCTATTTTTATCGGTAAACAACCTGATTGGTTATTAACTAGACAATATGGATCGGACCAAATCCAAGGAAAATTATTCTCATCTCTTAGTTTATTACAACAAGCTTCAGAAACTGGTATCGTGGTATCTTTTTCAACTACTATTTGTATTGCGTTATTAAAAATATCAAAAGAATTAACCACTTCAACATCAGTTAGATCACATAGGGTATAATCAATTACAACTGTTGTTGCACTAATAACTGGAGAAGGAGGGGGTGGTGGAGGAGGGGTAATTTCTGGATTACATCTACAAATTTTTTCAGACGGTGAAAAACTTACATTAAAACCCAATTCAGCAATTCTAGAACAACAACTTTGACTTTGAACAACGTCACCTGTAGAAGCTAATACAGAAAAAGAAGAATTGGTATTAATATAATTATTGATTAAAATACTCCAAAGTGAAGGGTTATTCTGTTCAATAACTATACCATAATTATTGTACCAAGATTGGAAGTTATTTTGATTTATACAAACGACATCATTTACATTGTTAACAGGACAAGAAGGTTCTGATGGAGGTGGAGGTGGAGGTGAAATAATAACTTGATTGCATTTACAAACGTCAAAATCATTTGATGCTGTAAAAGCCGCATCACCACCTAACATAACAATTTTGTCACAACAAGATTGGTCTTGTACTATTCTTGCCGTTGCAGCTACAGCATAAAAAGAATTACCTGCATTAATAAAATTTATAATAAGGCCCCATAATATTGGATCTGATTGTTGTATTGATTGTCCATTTATTTGTGTATAACTAGTATTCCAAACTTGGAAATTACTAATATTAACACAAACGACATCGGATAAAGTACCAACTGGACAAGAAGGTGGTGGTGGTTGTGGGTTTAAACTATTACATTGACAGATTGGAAACCCGAATTGACCTCCATAGAGTGTATAAACAGCATTACCACCAAGTAATGCTATTGTTTGACAACAAGTTTCATCAGATACTATTTCTGCGGTAGCATTTAAACTATAAAAAGAATTACCATTATTGACGTAATCAAGCATCGTAGACCAAGAAATAGGATTTACATCATAAAGTGACTGTCCGTTTATAATAGTATAATAGTCGTTCCAAGACGAAAAATTATTAGCATTAACACAAGTTACTTCATATAAATTACTGATTTCACAAAACTGTGGTGGTGGTTGATTTGGGTCAACAACTGAACCTTGTTGATACATACAACTACCAGCAACAAAAGTATAAATACCATTTGGGTCGTAAGAAGCTAGGGTAAAAAGATTACAACAATCTTGGGGAATACCACCTTGTCCTGGTATTATTAGGGCACCATTAAGGTCTTGTTGAATTAAAGCTACTGAACTTGTTACATCGGCACAGGTTAATGACATTTTATATTAATATTTAAGTCGCACAATTACTTGGGTCTGGCCCTTGAACGTTATTTGAACACAAATAGAAGTTACTAGATTGTATTGTAAAGTCTATTGCGTTAAGATTAATAGGTAATTGAGTCACACCAATAACGTTAAGATTTGATACTGTGGATAACATATTGGAGTTTGGTATTTGTACTACGTTGTAGAAATTATCTGTTGGTGATGATTGTGGTGTTCTAAAGACTTTCCAAATGTCACTGTTAAGATAATTAAATGTGTATAAAGTATTTGGTGAATTTTGTTGTGAACCAAATAATCCATACGGTGTGTTTATACCAGTATTTATTTGGTTAACTTTAAAATACATTTCGATACCACCATTTAATATTGTAGTACCTAAAACTGAATTATAGTAATCTGAACCATAATTATATTGGAAAATATAAGGTTGATTTTGTCCATCACCTTTAACGTTTCTAGTTAAAACTATAAGTTTATTTGTAGAAGGTGTTAAAATTATTTGAACTACTTTAGCTGTTGAAGGGTAGTAGGATATTCCTAGATTATTTTCAGAAGTAAATTTAGTTAGAGTAAATTTAGTGTTGTATTGTACTGCAACACCAAAAGGTGTATTTAATGGGTTTAATGTTAAATTAAATAACTCAACAACTGTTCTGTAACCGTTAACCATTAATGTGGTTAATAATGTATTATCACTAGTCGCAAATAAACCTTGTGCTGGTGTTGGTAATATAATTTCACCAGCTATATTAGCCGTAAATGGATTTAACGCAATATTATATTGTAATATTTTAGTACCATTTTGATTCATCACCCAAAGTCTATTATTAGTAAGTGCTAATGGAACATTTGCGTATGAAGGTGAATTTTGTGGATTACTTACTGGTATATAACCTGAAGGTAATTGTAATAAGAAATCTTCAGGATTTAAGAAATCAGAATAATCACCTAAATTTTGTGTATTTCCTGCATTTTCTAATCTTCTTCCATAAAGTTTACCATCACTTGTTACATATACAATATTACTTGAATCTAAAGAAATAGTTTGTGTTTGTGTTAAACCTCCGATTCTATAACAAACTTTGTTGACATGACTAGTAGATTGATTGGTTAAAGCCGCATAAGCATTACAACATTGTTGTGACAAATTACTTCCATTGTAAGTTATAATATTGTTTATATCGATAGTGGTATCATTTATATTAGGACAAGACCAACATTTTTCTTGTGTTTGAGTACCGTCAGTAGAATAAGCGTAGTAATAACCACCATATACTTGACAGCAATTAGGGTCAACAGTATTATTTAATAAAAGTTCATAGGGTGCTGTTTCACCTATCCTTGGTGTTGGGCAATTTGTACATCTTGCTGAACCAGCTAAATAAGTAAATCCGTAACTATCACAACAATCTTCGGTTAAATCAGAATTTGTTTGTCTATCAAAAACAAAATTACTATTTAATGAAATTTGTTGTGGACAAGAAGAACAATAAAGTTTAGTACCAAAACCTATAGCTACAGAGCTACCGACAATATCTTGTACTTGATATAAAAAAGTTCCTGTATTATCGTAAACGTCAACATAACCGTTTGCCCAATATCCGTTAACTTCAGTACAACAATCTTCAGAAAGCAATTCTAAAGTTTGTTCCACTAAATAAACATGATTTTGTATTACATAAGCACAATTTTCTTGAATTTTAATACATTCAGTAACACCATCACTTCTTTGTACTAAAGTACCACCTCTAATTTCACAACATTTTTTGTTAATAATATTTTGACCGTTTGGTTTTAATAAAGTACAAATAGTACCTTGAATCCCGTCAACAGGACGTGTTTGATCTGAACAGATTTCAATTATAGATTCTTGTGGAGGACACCAATAACAAATTAGATTACCATCAGGTGATTGTATTAAATCATTATAACAACACTCTTCATCTGTTAGAGGTCCATATTCTGGCATTGTAGTATAAATTATACCATCTAAAGCAAATTCTAGGGGGTAAGAACAAGGTTGACAAACTGTTGAATTATTGCCTGCAACAAAATCAATACGCATAGAATTGTAATCAAATTCTTCTTTTCCAACTTCGGGAGCAAAAGTATCACCAACTTCCACTAAACCAGCTTCTTGTATAGTTGCGTTTGTTGTTCTAGAATTTAATACATTTTCATATCCAGTATCATAATAAGGTACAGGTAAACCATTTTGTCTTATTGAAAAACTACCCTCGTTAAAATCGGTAAAAAAGTTTTCTGTAAAGTCAACAGTTATTGTTGTAACTTGATTAAAATCATCATAATTAGGTATTATACACCTAAATTGATTCATATATTTTTCACCCACATCATAAGGTCCGAAATGTGGATTGTTACCGTCAGTACTTTCACTACCACCATTATACCAAAAACCGTCATTTTGGAAATAATTATCGATTCTTTGTGGTGGTGGACTAGGGAAACCTAAATTATCTACAACAAATTCACCTACTTCGGTTACTGAATCAATATACTCAATAATGTCTAAACTAATTTCACTTGAATTTAACCTATTTTCAGCTAAATAAATGTATTCATTAAGTGAAACCATACAAGAAGGTATTTTAAATAAATTAAAGAAAAATTCTAAAACTTTTCTTGTACCTTTAGATCTAAACAACCACCAAGCATTAATAACTAATCTTCTCCATAGTTCAATGTCTAATTCTTTTGCAGACAAACTTCTAGAATACCCACTAAAAGGTGTATTAGATGTGGTTGCATTTTGTTGTAATAAATTAAAATTATCAGTAGTTGTTGTCAATAAAACATCAAAACCTAAATTTTTAGCTATCAATTTTATTAACTCATCTGATGTGTTATCTAATTTATTGTAAGTAACAACATTTGCAAATGAAATACCATCAATATATTTTTTAACTTCATCAAATTCTCTTCCATATATTTTTAAAAGTTTAGTAACTTTCATTCCATAAACTTCATCACCACCACCGTTTGTATCATATTCATGTATTGATTCAGCAACAAATCTTCTTGAAACTAGGTTAGTTTTATTTTTATCAAAATCATTACCTATATCGAAAAGTGTTGTAACATAATCAGCGTAAGCATCTGTGTTAATATCAATATTGTAACCATCAGAAACCGGCCAAGTTACAGTTCTCGTTTCTATATAGTTTGTACCATTTTCTGTTTGTAATGGTACGTCAAAGGTATAAGTATATTTTGGGGATACTAATCTATTTAATAAAATACTTTCTAAATCAGTTAATTCAGAAAAGAAAAGCTCGACTTCATTATTATTAGGTCTTAAGTGATAAGTACGAGGACCAAATGTTGTACCAATTAAATCAGGAAAAGGGTTACCTCTTGTAGTTATACTTAAGTATTGATTGTTACTATTAGAACCTATATACCCTATGACAGGAAAATTACCATGTTCATTTGATATAACGTATTTATTATAACTTAAAGATAAATTAAAAATTTTATTTTCTGGGACAATAGAAAAATTACCGTTAGCCTCTACAGTTAACTGAAAAGGGTTACTTATAACACTTACCGGTATAGCAAATGTAGCCACATTAGTTGATGTATCATAATTAAAATTTAATACAGTATTATAAACCGTATTACTGTTTAAAGTAGGATTTAAATAAATACTACCTTTCCATTTTTTAATTATACCTTCAACAGAGGCTTTTAATTCATTATATAAACTACCAAAATAAGCATATCTACTTACTTTTCTAGTGTCAAAATTTAATTTAATTAAAAAATTATTAGACTCTAAAATTTTAGATTCTTCAGGTGTTATATTTAAATTATTTAAACTATAATATTCAGACCATTGTCCACCTAAAACAAAATCTTTAGCTATTCTAGCGGTAGGATTTGTCGTAATATTAAAATTACCAAATGTAAAAACGGCAGCTGATTGATCGGTAAACTGTAAACCAACTAAATTAGGTGAAAAATCACCCTCTCTTTTTTTATAAGGTTCAGTTATTGACCTAGGTACAACTTTTATTAAAGCCATTTTATTTTTATAAAGTTATAGTCGTTATAGTATTAAAATCTTTAGATAAGTCTACAGTTGCTCTTTGTTGCCTAATTTCGTATAATGGTTCATTTGTAAACTGATCTTGTATTTCGTAAAGAGTATATTGTTTGTATATATTATTTTGAAAGTCATATATAGTATAAGTACCGTCTTGAATTGATTTTGACTGATTACCGTATAAACCGATAGCTAAAGTTTCAATATCGTATTCTACCATATCAATTTCCAACATTATAGGGTTGAAAAAAGTATTTGTAACCGATATTGCCTGGCCTGGGGTACCAATAGCAGGAAATTGATTAGGTGTGATTGTGGGTGCGGAACCTGGTGTTAATGTACAAAAAACTAAATTTGATGCACTATTAAATCTATACCTAGCAGCGGATTGTGTTGTATTTGTAAGATTAACCGCAACAGGTTCAGTCCTGTTAGCCGATGTTATGATTCTAAAAAAATTTTCTATTCTATTTCCTTGGTCGTCAAAATATTCTACCCTATAACCAACTAGAGAGTTAACGTCAGAAATACCTAAAGTATTAATATTTAATAAAATACCTTTGACATCAGGGAACGCAGCTAAAACACCACAATCTGTTATGGTAGTTTTTATTTCTCTGGGTTTAATTACAACCGTATATATCCCTTTTGTTGAGAAATTAGCAACTGGTAATTGTAAATTATAGAGACCATCGAATAGTGAAATACCGTTAGCGTTAGCTACTGGGTCGTTGAATCTTGATATAACTTGTACTGGGTCTAAACTTTGTAAAGGTATTGTTGGTGCAGTATCTCTAGATGGAGCATAAGTGTAATAAATCTCCATATCTGTGGGATTAACTGTTGCGGGTCTGGTGATACCATAATTTCCTATTGCCATATTATATATTTTGTACTATTCTGTAATAACCATTTCTGTATTCAGTTAAACTACCAATATTAGTTATATTAGATAGTCTAGTGTGTCTTTCAAAAACAGCTAAACTCATTCTTTCAATAAATATTTGATTATCTATTTTTGGGGGAAGAACTACGTTCATTTTTGATTCTTCCTTAATTAAATTTATATTCTGAAAATAATTACCCGTTAAATTTGTATAAAAAATTGTTGGGTAATCTGGTGGGGTATAAGTTGTGACAAAATAAATACCATCTAGGGTATAAAATATTTGATTTATACTGCCATCAGAATTGTAAGTGATATTAGTAACACCATTAACACCAACTAAAAATGGTTGTGTGGTACTATACCTCGAAATCTCTGTTAATCTATGTGATGTTGTTCCTGATATCATAATTAAGGTATTCTATATCTTCTTTTAAATGATCTCCAATCTAACGACACTGTTGGGGTTGATGAGTTAACAAAAATAACTTCTAAATCTATTTCAGTTCCTGAAGCGTGTGTATTTGAATTTACGTTTGTTGTTGGACAAGGGCTTCCCATCAAAGCTCCTGGACAAGCAAATGATGCACCATCAGACCATGTTATTGAAAGAAGATAATAACCAACTGGGTTTGAGACTTGTGCTTGTAGGTAGCCTCCTGAACCTGATGCATCCACAACACCAACACTTGGATCAAATTCGTGTCCGATATATATGTTTGATGATTTTTCACAAAAACCATCAGATACAAGAACAGAATACCAACCACTTTCTAATGTATAAAAAGTACTTGAATTTGCTAATATTGGATCAACCCCTTGATTTGCTGAACTATTATAAACACCTGTAACACTATTTTGTACCATTACAGGTTCTAAACTTACATCATAAACAACAGAAGCACCTTGTTGAATCCCTAGACCACCTGTTATACTAAAACTGTATCTACCGAATGGTAATAAATCACCGTCATCTAAAGATAAACCATCATTATTCATAACAGGAATGGTGGCAAATGGAATAATACCTGTAGGTGTAATAGTTATTGGTAATACTGGTTGTGTTACTGAAACATATAAATCAAATGTTTGTCCGATGGAATCTATTATTCTAACAATGTAAGCACTATTAGATTGTGTTATGTTTTCAAATAAACCTGTAACATTTTGTTGTATCACAGTAGCCGGATTACCTTGTAAAAGTTGATAGGTATATCCAGTACCTACAATACCACCAAAACCCTCAACCTCAACAGAACCAGGTTCATTATTACAATCTATATTAATAATATTAATCGTTCTACCCGATAAAGGTTCTGGTTCAGTTATTTCAAAAGTAGTTGATACTACTGCACCGTCTGAATCGGTAACTACAACATAATAACTACCAATACAAAGATTATTTAAAGTTGTTGTTGTACCTAAAACTGGTGTTGTAGTTCCAGCTGAATACCAAGCGTAAGTATAAGGTGGAACTCCATTAACTGCAATAACAGTTGCAATACCGTTACAAATACCAGTACTAGCGTTAACTTGTGAATTATTTACTATTAAATCAGTTGATAACGGTGGTGGTTCTTGTACATTAAAAATTTTATATGTTTTATCACAATTAGCATCAGTTATTTTCAAACTGTAATCACCTGCATACAAATTAGTAATGGTTAAATTTTGACTACTAAAACCTTGTGGACCATACCACTCATAAGTTACAGGTCCAGGGCAATCAGCAGTAGGTATAGGTGTTACTTGAATAGATCCTTCACTGCCACCATATGTTGTACAATTAGTTATTGTGGATACAACTTGGCATTTATTTGTAATTAAACATTCTTTTTGTTGTGTTCCATCGTAATTTAAATCTAAAATACCTGGAAAGGCTATAGTTGTTTTTGGTAACGGATTAGTGGTATCGGTATATAAACCCAAATCTTCAAATTTTTGAGTTAGATAAATTGGAAAATAAATAGTAGTCACGTTGTTCATCGAACCTCCACTAAAACTCTGACTACTAATTTGTTTTTTTATAATTTCCATTTATGCCATAACCAATTCTGAAAGTGTTATTGTATTAACTGTAGTCGTACCATAAGGTACTACAGGTATAAAATTAAAATCCCCACCATTATTCCTAGGGTTTAAAATTTCAAAAGCAACATTTCTCCATTGTTTATTAGTTGGGTCACTATAAAGAGATATATCTATTGGAATATTGACTGTGTTAGGTATATTAACAAAATTTTTTATTTTACCTGTTTTTGCGTTAAAAAATCTCGCTATCATATAAATTTTTCTGTTACCAATATTTTTCATAAAAAACTCATCATTACGTAACCAATAAATACTATTAAAAGGTATTATTGGTGCTCTTGTTTCACCAATGTCTAGGTCTTCTATAAATAATAAATTACTGTCTTGACTATTGTCTACATCATAAAAATATAACCTAAAAAAACTATTTTTAAAGTTATTTCTTCTTCTAACTATTTCATTACCTGTAAAACCTGCTGCATTATAATTAACTGTTAATGTTTGGTTTTCAACATCCCAGAATTTAAAAATTATTTTAAGGTCATTATTTTTAAAAGTATATTTTATAGTCTCTGCATCAAAATAAGGGTTAATAGACTTTTTAGTTTCTGATTGAACAAATTTATTCACATCATCTGTGTAATCTACAGGGTAAAAAGCTTGTTCTATTGGTAATATAATAGATTTATAAGGTCCCGATATTAAACCAGTTGTAGATAAAGCACCACCATTTGCTGCTTGAAGTTGTTCTTCTGAAATTGGTGGTATCACATTTACCGTTTGTGCAGTAACTGTATTAAATGTATTTCTTATTTGATACTTTATTAACATTCGGTATTTATATCATTTGGATCTACTGAGAATGATTCCTCTAAATTTATTGGTTCTATTATTGGTAACTGTAATCTTACATACAATATATGATTAAAATAAAAGTAGTGTGCATCATTTAAAAAAGGATAATTAACACCATTATCACCTTCCTCATAAAAACCTATAGTCAATAAATCACGCCAAGAAACTGTACCGTCTGCATAAATAACGGCATCACCTGGTCTATTTAAATAAATTTCATCAACACTAGTTGTTTCAATATTATTAGAATATTTTCTAATTTGTAGTTTTCTAAAAGGCTTATAATAATAATTATTAACAGGATTTTTATTTAAAACACTGTCAACACCAAATCTATGTACTATTTCAGATATTGTGTACTCTCTAATTTCTATACTATTAAACTCAACAAAATCACCAAAATAAAAACTACCTTCTATTGGAATTACTCTACCATTTTGTATACTTTCACTTCTAGCTGTAGCTTTTTCAATAGTACCAATATTTGATTGTTTTACTTTAGAAATATATTCTAAACCATTAGTATCTGTTGCATTTGAAATACTAAAATCCCAATGACTAGTTACATTACCAAATGGATAAGGGTTGACCCCGGCTCTTTTTATTATGGTATAATATAATTCTGAAATTTCCCCATTTCTATTGGTTCTTAAATTTTGAACATTTATATCTTTTTCGAATTGAAATAACCAGGTATCATTAGCAACGTTATCAGAATAAATTCCTTGACTAAAAGCACATTTGTTTACATTATAGTCATTAGCCGTCAAAACCTCAAATTTTCGAATATAATATTCTGAAGGTGTACCATCTAACAACCTCCATTTTGGTTTATTAAAACCAACCATTGGGGTACCTTTTTGTCCGACATAATTTTTTATCACAAATTTTGTTGAACTTAAAATATTGTAAACTCGCCACAAACCATTTAATTTACTTACATTACCTGTTCTAATATCAACAAAATTATTTACTATTAATTTATGTGGTAAAGTTGTGGTTATTGTTACATATTTTTCATCTCCAATATTATATTGACCTGTTGTCACACCATTAATATCTGATGCTACAGCAGCAATTATTTCTGATGGATTATTAAACTTGATATCGTCAAAAGATGGGTTGGTGATTCTTAAAAAGGACCCGACACCAGTTGGTGCATTTGTAACAATAGTATCTAAAGTTAAAACCCTTTCCATAAATTTACCCCCAACACCAGTTTCTAAAACATAATGAAAACCTTGTAATGGGTTAAAATTTGTTGTACTATATATGTATACATACTCACCAGCTTTTACATTATGCTTAAGTTGTAAACCATAAAGTGTTAATCTGTTGTCACCATTTACTAAAGTAGTACCTAGTGATGTGTACTCTAAACCAAAATAAGCCTCATAAGTACCAACTTTGGTGTAATAATCATTTTTAGATGGGTAACAAATTTGCATCAACCAATTAGCAGGTGAGGGTCTTGGTGACCCATAAAATAAGGGGTCCCAATATTTACTTGTTGCGTTTGGTGATATTGCATTACTAGTTAAAATATTTAAACGACCATTTATACGATATTTTTTAGAAGCTTCTCTTTCTTGATTAAAAAGTTCCTCCTGGTCGACAATACTATCAATATCATATTCAATGATTTGTTTGGATGTGTTTTCTAACTCTAATTGAACGTTTGTGTTTTTATTTTGAGCTATTTTAAAACGTGCACTACCTATTAAATTTGTAATATTATTATCACCCATAATTAAGATTTTGTACGGACTTTAATGTCTGACTCTGGGAATTTGATTTCGAACATTGTATCATACTCACCAAATAAAGCATAATCTTCAGTTAAATCAATTTCTCTGGTGAGATCATCAATATATCTTTGTGATATTTCATTAGATGAATATTCATCACCTACTCTGTTATAAACTTTTATATCTATCACATTTAAAACACCGGCAACATTGTTTATTTGTTCAATCAAATTAGCTAAATAAATATTATCACCCATTTGCCATTTATTGATATTAAAATAAGAACTTACAGTGTTTATTGTATTATTGATAACCTCACCTGAATTAAAAGATTTATCCACATAGATATCAATATCAAAAGCTAGATTAATAATTTTACCGTCACGTACTAAAACATAGTCATTTATCATTCTATACTCAGAAAGCCAAGTAGCCATATTCTCTTTTAATGTATTAGTAGAACTATTAGTTAATTTATTTCCAGCGTCTAAACCTAAAATCGCTATTTCAATTTTATTTTTGTT